CGTTTACGTACAGAAAAGCTTCCGTCAATCCCATATCCTTGGAAGGGCTTAAACACTAAGCTAGAGGGCATGAGGGCCGGAGAGTTAATAACACTGACTGGCGGTACTGGCCTTGGTAAATCTTCTGTGACCAGAGAACTAGAACACTGGCTCATCAACCACACTAAAGATAACGTAGGTATTGTAGCTCTTGAAGAGAACTGGAGCCGTACTGCCGAAGGTATCATGGCTGTTGAAGCCAACGCTAAGCTTCACCTAGACAGCGTTAAGAACAAGGTCGGAGACGACAGGCTCGAACAATACTACCGCAAGGTATTCATGGGAGAGAACGAGGGTCGTGTTTGGATTCATGCTCACCTTGGTGTCAACAACCTAGAAGATATATTCAGCAAGCTGCGCTACTTGATTGTAGGCTTAGACTGTAAGTGGGTTGTTGTTGACCACCTTCACATGCTAGTGCTTCAAGCCTTGGAGGGTGACGAGAGAAAAGCTATTGACGGTATCATGCATAGGCTTCGCTCTCTAGTTGAAGAGACAGGTGCAGGTATGATTCTAGTCTCACACCTTCGTAGAGTTGACGGCAATCGTGGACATGAGAATGGTATCGAAACAGGACTATCACATCTTCGAGGCTCTCAGAGTATCGCCCAGTTGTCAGATTGTGTTATATCTTTAGAGCGCAACCAACAATCAGACGACGAGATAGAGGCATCCACTACCAAGGTTCGAGTGCTTAAGTCTAGGTATACTGGAGATGTTGGCGTAGCCTGCAGCCTTCTATATGATGCCGACACTGGAAGACTAGAAGAAGTTAATGACGGTGATAACTATGATGCCTTTGACGGAGACGAGCTATGAGTAACCTAGTGTTTGACATTGAGGCAGACGGTCTTGACCCCACTAAGATATTCTGCATTGTTGCTCAAGATGTAGACACGATGGAAGTGTTTAAGTTTGACAACACTCAACTCGAAAAAGGCTATGGTCTCTTACGAGCTGCAGATAAACTAATCGGTCATAACATTATTGGTTATGACCTTCCGGCCATCAAAGACATTACCGGACTTGACCTAAGCAACAAGAAGATTGTAGATACACTGGTACTTTCTAGATTGTTTAAACCTACCCGTGAGGGTGGTCACGGCTTAGAGTCTTGGGGCTACCGCCTCAAGTTCAACAAGGGTGACTACGGTGCTAACCAAGATGCTTGGGATGCGTACTGCCCTGAGATGCTAGAGTATTGTAAGCGTGATGTAGAACTGAACACTAAAGTATATCAGCAGTTGCGTGTCGAGAGCCGAGGCTTCACACCTACCGCAGTAAAGCTTGAGCATTCAGTTGCTAAGATTATAGACGAGCAGCGCCGCAACGGTTTTGAGTTAGACATGCGTAAAGCTATGTTGCTTGTTGCAATGTTCCAAGAGAAGCTAGATGCTACAGAATCTGAAGTGCATGAAACATTCAAGCCTAAAGTTATTGTAGATATTCTTAAGCCAAAGTATACCAAAAGCGGAAAGCTTGCTAAGGTTGCTGACGGCCCAGATGGTAAGGGTGTTAGACTTACTGACGAAGAGTATGACATCATGGTTCAAACCAACAAGCCTCTCAAGCGTGAGACCCACATAGAGTTTAACTTGGGTTCTCGTAAGCAGATAGGTGAGTATCTTGTTGAGGCCGGATGGACACCTAAGAACTTTACACCTACTGGTCAGCCAATTGTTGACGAAGGTACACTGTCTAAGGTTAAGAATATACCTGAAGCTGCACTGATTGCTACGTACCTAATGCTTCAAAAGCGTTTAGCACAAGTAAACAGTTGGATAAAAGCAGCCGACCCCGACAACAGGGTGCGTGGATATGTTAATCCTAACGGGGCAGTGACGGGCCGCATGACACATAGCCACCCCAACATGGCCCAAATACCTAGTAGCACCTCTCCCTACGGAAAAGAATGTAGGTCTTGTTGGACTGTTAAAGAAGACAACAGGCTTGTGGGTATTGATGCTTCGGGCTTAGAACTTAGAATGCTTGCACACTATATGAACGATAAGGAGTATACAAATGAAATCCTCACTGGAGACATTCACTCAGCTAACCAAAGACTTGCAGGTCTTGAATCAAGAAGTCAGGCGAAGACTTTCATCTATGCCCTCCTATACGGAGCAGGAGATGCAAAGCTTGGGGCAGTGGCTAAGCAGGGCAAAGCAAGAGGCAGAGAGTTGCGAAACAAGTTTCTTGATAGTCTCCCATCATTTAGGTCTCTTGTCGGAAGGGTACAAAGAGAAAGTAAAAAAGGATTCCTCAAGGGGTTAGATGGTCGTAAGCTTTCTATACGCTCTGAACATGCAGCCCTTAACACATTGCTGCAATCTGCAGGCGCTATAGTTATGAAGGAAGCCCTCGTAATTCTTGACGGTTACTTGAAAGAACATGGGATTGATGCTAAGTTTGTAGCTAATGTTCACGATGAGTGGCAGATTGAATGTGGAGTATCTGATGCAGTAGACGTAGGAAAACTAGGAGTTGAGGCTATCGTACAAGCAGGCCAAAACTTAAACCTTAACTGTCCCTTGGACGGTGATTATAAAGTAGGGGAGGCTTGGCATGAAACCCACTAAAAAATGTAATCGTTGCGAAAGTGAATTAGTAGCTGAAGAAAACTGGACTATGGGCAATGTTCGCAAAAAGAATTATATATGTAAGGCGTGTGATAATTCTAAGAGAAAATTGAACCTAAAGAAATCCAAAGAAAAAACTAAATCAGAAGAGGTCAAACAAGATGAAGCCGTGTAAAGAAGATAGAAAAAAATTCGACTTAGATTTAGCATACGGTGAAGTGCGTGAAGACAAAATTGCTGATATGCTTACAGGAAAAAAGATAGAGGTTAAGTCAGAGCGTGACCTTTGGCAGAAGACAGGAAACATTTGCATTGAGTACAAGTCTTACGGTAAGCCGTCAGGTATTGACGCTACTGAGTCTGACTACTGGTTTCATAACTTATGTATTGGTGATGATGAATACTGTACACTGGTTTTCAATACCGCCACACTTAAGAAGATTGTTAAGCGCCTAGATAGTTTTAAAACTGTATCGGGTGGTGACAACAGGGCAAGCCAGATGTATTTGTTAAATCTTCAGAAGCTATTTTCTTCTGATGTAATCAAAGCATTTAAGGAGCTAGAAGATGAACCAGAAGCAGCTTAATACTTTAGTACCCGACATCTATGAACTTCTTGAGAACCTTTCAAATGGTGAGCCTCTTCCAATAACGGAGGAGGCGCTTGATAAAACAATGGCATCTATGAAAGAAGCTATACTTCATTGGGCAACACCTAGACCCAGAGACACTGACTTCACTGTCCGTATGTCTAACGTAGGCAAACCATCTAGACAAATGTGGTTTGAGAAGCGTGACCCTAATGGACGAGGTAGCGTTGACGGAGCAACACAAATTAAGTTTCTATACGGCCATGTGTTAGAAGAGATTGTATTAATGCTTGTACGTATGGCAGGACACAATGTAAGCGACGAACAGAAAGAGGTTGTAGTTGACGGCATTGTAGGACACATGGACTGTAAGATTAACGGGCAAGTAGTTGACGTTAAGTCTGCATCTAAGTTTGCATTCAACAAGTTTAGAAACGGAACACTTGGTTCTGACGACCCCTTCGGTTATCTCGGACAGCTTGCAGGCTATGAGAAAGCAGAAGGTACAAATGATGGTGGCTTTCTTGTTATCAATAAAGAAAGCGGTGAGTTGTGTATGTATGTTCCGGACGACTTAGATAAGCCTAACATTGAAACAAAAATACACACGCTATTGGATGAATTAAAACTTGACACGCCCCCTGAACTATGTTATAATCCCATACCTGATGGCAAGAAGGGAAACATGCAATTGCCAAAGGGATGTTCGTGGTGTAAATATAAGCACGAATGTCACAAGGATGCCAATGATGGCAAAGGTCTTAGGACTTTCCAATACTCTAATGGGTATAGATACTTTACCCACATAGAGTCTGAACCTCAAGTGGATGAGATATTATGAATCAGAGAATGGCGAAACGTATAAGAAAACACGCAGAGTCTTTACAGGTTATTTGGCTTAAGAGTCTCCTCAATCCAGAGGAGGCTGCTAAGATTACTAAAGATAACTTTAAAAAGATGCTGCCCGAACAAACACACATCTGGTCAAAGGGAACAATATTTACTAGCTTCTATACATTGAAGTGGCTCTCAATAAAAATAAAACAACTCATTAAAATCTTTCCGCACAAGAATATTGAAGATATAACGCATGAAGATATTCAATGGAAGATGGAGCAACGATGAAAAAAATACGCAAAGGCTATAGGAAGGCCAGAGTAAAGCGGCCAGTTGAGAAGGGAGTCGTTAAAGGATATGACTCTAACTGGGAGTATCAGTTACATACTGGTATATTAGATGGGTGGGAACACCACGTTGATAAAGTTGAGTATACTATTTCTCACAAGTATGAGCCAGATTTTGTAAAGCTTATAGACGGTAAGAAGATATTGCTAGAAGCTAAGGGCAGGTTCTGGGACAGCGCAGAATACTCAAAGTATGTTTGGATTGCAAAGGTTCTGCCCGAAGATGTTGAACTAGTGTTTCTGTTTGCCAACCCCAACGCCCCTATGCCTGCAGCCAAAGTCCGTAAAGATGGAACACGAAGGTCTCACGGCGAGTGGGCCTCGTCACATGACTTTAGATGGTATAGCGAAGACAGTATTCCGGACAGTTGGATAAACATTAAAAACAAAGAGGACTTTAAAA